CGGATAAAATGCCTACAAGTCCCTATTTTCCAACTTACTACTCAGGTCACAGTGGCGAACAAGGTCTCGTTCAGGATCTTGTGGATGAGCAAATCAAACTGTTTGGTACAGATATTTACTATATCCCCAAGATAGTCCTAGCAGACAGCACTCTGGATGAAGTTAGATACACAAAGTATCGAGAACAATTTCAGGTTGAAATGCTGTTGCAGAATGTTATGGGTTTCGGTGACAATGCTGAATTCATTTCCAAGTTCGGTTTAAGGATTACGGATGAGATTGTCTTCCGTGTATCTACTAGAAGATGGGATGAAGAGGTAGCAGCTAATAGTCCTACTCTTACTGTTGAAAGCAGACCCAATGAGGGAGACTTATTATACTTCCCTTTAACACAAGATATTTACGAAATTAAATTTGTAGGAAAAGAAGAACCATTCTACCAGTTTGGTAAAATTCAATTCTATGCTATCACTGCTGAGATCTACGAGGTTGGTCAAGACGACTTCGATACTGGTGTTGCAGAGATTGATGCAGTTGAACAACTCTTTGATAATGCTATTAAGCTTGTTATGGATCCAGGTGGTACTGGAGACTTCACTGTTGGTGAAGAAGTTGTTGGTGATGAGTTCTTAGCTAAGGCAACATCTGCTATCACAGGAGATGCTGTTTCAGGTGTTACAATTTCAGATGGTGGAGCACATTATAAAGTTGCCACACCACCATCAGTTACTATTACAGGAGGAGGTGGTACAGGTGCAACAGCTACTGCAACGGTTAGCTCTACTGGTATTGTCAATGGCATCACTATCACTGATGGGGGTAGTGGTTATACAAGTGCTCCTGATGTCACTATTGACTACAGCCCTAAAGACAACAGAGCAGAAGTCAAATCTTGGGATAGCACAACCAGAGCTCTCCAAGTCATCAATAGAACAGGAACCTTCACCACTGCTGAAGTAATCACTGGTTTAACCTCAGGTGCTAAGTGGAGTCCTGAGACATTTGACACTCTAAATAATGTCAACAGCAGCTACGATCAGAATAGAGAGATCGAAAATGATGCTGATAATATAGTGGATTGGTCTGAGAACAATCCATTTGGTGAGTTTGGTAATTTTACAGGTAGTATCTAATGTTAGGATCACATTTTTATAATCAAATTGTTCGTAAGAACATTGTGGCGTTCGGTACACTCTTTAATAACATTACGTTAAAGAGTACGGATCCTAGTGATGGAACTGTGTTGGAAGAACTTAAGGTTCCACTGGCATATGGTCCTAAGCAAAAATTTATTGTAAGACTAGAAGAGAACGCTTCTAGTAGAAAGGTTGCAATTACTTTACCTCGTCTCTACTTTGAGATGACTAGTATTGATTATGATGCTACAAGAAAAACATCTCCTATTCAAAAATACAAAACCATAATTGATGGTAATGGTGGTGAGGTAAGAGTACAGTACGTTCCTGTTCCTTATAATCTAAGTTTTGAACTAGGAGTAATGGCAAAATCTCAGGATGATGCATTACAAATTACTGAACAAATTCTGCCATACTTTCAACCATCATTTAGTCTCACTCTTAACATGATTCCAGAAATGAATGAGAAGAGAGATGTAGCTATTGTTTTAAATAATGTTGGTTATGAAGATGAGTGGGATGATAGTTTCTATGAACGTAGATATATCATCTATACCCTTAACTTCACAATGAAGTCTTATCTATACGGTCCTTATAATCAGGCAGACGTTATCAAGAAAGCAATCATTCATGAAACACTTGGTGATGCTGCAGTTAACCGTAGAACTATTACAAGAACTTATACACCCAAAGCTAAAACAGATATCAACACAGATGGTGTTATCGATGTGAACGATGATGCACTAGTTGATTCTGGTGATGACTTTGGATTTAATGAAGGAATTGAATTCTTATGAGTAGCCTAGAAGAAAATATGGAAGAAATGCTTAACATCAGTGTTGATGTTGATTCTCCATCTAAACCAGCTAGTCCAAAATCTAATGATGATGATAGGACAAAAGACTATGAATATACTAGAGGTGAATTGTACTCACTCATAGATCAGGGTCAGGAGGCGGTCAGAGGCGCTTTAGAGGTCGCTCAGGAGTCAGGGCACCCAAGAGCGTATGAAGTCGCTGTAGCGGCAATGAAGCACGTCGCAGACATGACAGAGAAATTACAGGATCTTCACAAAAAGATGAAAGATCTTGATGCTGAGCAGAAAAAAGGTCCATCTTCCGTAACAAACAATGCCATGTTTGTAGGTTCTACAGCGGAATTACAGAAGATGTTGAAGCAAATGGGTGGTGGAAAAAGATAAAAATGCATAAATAATAGCACTTAGATCTACAACCCACTGTGTAGTTTTTTGTGGGGCGGTCATAAGTGCAGCATTTAAAACAAAAATGGATATCAGAAAAGAGCTTGAACAAGTTCAAAAGAAGATAGACGATTTAAAAAGAAGACAAGACAATATACAGAAGCTTCAAGAACTTCAAGACAAATACGATAAGCAGAAAGGAATGAGACCTTTTAACCATGCTTATGAAATGTATTAGGTTACCAACACAACTCTTTAAAAAAATATAAAAACGTAGTAAAATTACTTGACAACTCTATAATTAGATTATGAGTTCTGAAATTAAAATGAGGTTTAACGAAACTGACATTACACGTATCATTACTGCTTGTAAACTCTACCAGGAGAAGACAGGTAGTGAATGGATGTGGGAACAGTATGAAACACTAATCAATAAAATCAGAACATACAAAGAACAATACTCAACTGACTAATGAGATTTTTAATTGCGTTTCTAGCTACACTATTTCTCGCCCTACCAGCATGGGCAATCGACGTTACAATGGGGGTTAATGGCAACTTAGTATTTGAACCAAACGACATTACAATCAATGCAGGAGATACAATTCATTTTGTAAATGGTATGCTTCCACCACATAATATTATCGTAGAAGGTAGAGAAGATCTATCAAGAGAAGCTTTGATGTTTTCACCAGGTGAATCACAGGATATTACTTTTTCCGATGCAGGAGACTATACATTCTTTTGTGCTCCCCATAAAGGGGCAGGCATGACAGGCACCATTCATGTAAACTAATATGAAACTAGGTATTATGTGTTCTGGAAACGGAACCAATTTTGAAAACATAGTACGGTCTTGTTGGGAAGACGAAGTTGTGTTGATGATACACAACAAAGAAAAATGTGGTGCAGTAAAGAGAGCAGGAAAATTAGGTATTCCAAATTGTTATATTCATCATGACAATGAACATGATATGATCAAACTTTTTGAAGCATGGAATGTAGATCTTATTATCCTTGCAGGATATATGAGAGTGATTAAGAATCCATCTAAATTTCCTGCTCCTATCATTAATGTTCATCCATCATTACTTCCAAAATATAAAGGATTACATGCTGTAGAACAAGCAATGGAATCAGGTGATAAAATTACTGGTTGTACTGTTCATTACGTAAATGAAGAGTTAGACGGTGGAGAAATTATACTACAATCTGAAGTTGAAATTCTACCTCACGACACTATTAAAACATTGACAAAAGCAATTCAGAGAAAGGAATATGCATGTCTTCCCGCAGCTATTAACATAGTTAAAAACTCTCTGTCTGTAAGTCCACACATGGTTGCGTCATAATACCTAGTCGCTATACTATATAAAACTAGTATGGGATTGAAACTATCATGCCCCTGACTCAACAGAGACATTATACAGTCGGTTATTTCGACAAACAGCATATTCACCACGAAATTTGTGAGTATGCAAATAACGCTCACGAAGCAATAGAACACAGTAAAGAGGATGTATCTCTCCTAAGAGAACATCCTCATTTTATTGACTACTGTAAACCAGACCACAAGACAGAAGTAGAAAATGTTTTCGACTTCTTAGCTGCTGGTATTCCTATGGGACATTAATTATGAAAGACGCTAAAACATTTAAGTTTAGATATCTACTACAAGGATGGTGGTTACTGTTTATTGCAGCAGGAATCATTTGGTTGCCGTCTATGGCATATGCTGATACAGGTGTATATTTTATGTGTATGCACTAATGAATTTGGTACTGAGACCATTAGAAGACTACAACAGCCCCACTTGGAGTATCATCATTATGCTGATGGTACTCTTAGCTGGGGTTGCTTATTACATATATACCATTATGAAATACTCTTTTGAGGAGATGAACGATGGGAGCGATGGTACCACCAAGCAGGAAGAGCTGCTACAACTTCCGAGTGACGGAGATTAATCGTGTTCTTGACGGCGATACTATTGATGTCACCATTGATCTTGGGTTTGACTTATACAAGAAAGAAAGAGTTAGAATTGCAG